AGAAGGTAAGCCAAAGTTAGTTGACCCTAACGTAGCTGATATGATTGTACAAAATACTGATTACACATATGAGCAAACAGGTGTTTCTAATTTACGTAGAGAACAATCAAAATATCAAGATAGAAAAAAGATTATATGACTTTAGTTTATTTCAATAGACCTTGGGCGTTAAGAGATACAATGGATGTAATTGCAGGAGATAACTTTGACGCTATACGTCCTAGTCAACTAGAAAGTTACAAAGATTACAGAGAAAAAGATGCACCTGATTGGTTTAAAGATAGAATAAATAAAGAGATTGCATTTCTTAATGAGTTTGATGACCCAACAGAAACAGGTGGTAATGCTACTGACACTAAGAAACCTATACCAATATATTTAGAAGGTAAGCCACAGTTAGTTGACCCTAACATAGCTGATATGATTGTACAGAATACTGACTATACATATGAACCAACAGGAGTTTCTAACTTACGTAGAGAACAATCTAAATATCAAGCTAGAATAAAGATTAAAAAGCTAGGCGATTTATTTAATAGGGAGGTGAATCCAAGTGAATGATGATGAGTTAACTATAGAAGGTATGCCTGCTAGTGAACTTATAAATGAAGATAAAGTAGAAGAGTCTTATACTCCTACATACAATAACTACACAGGTCATGCACAAAAACCTACCCCAGAACAAGTTTATTATGATGGTAACTTTTACTATTGGTTATGGGATATCTCTGGAAACTTAGATGAAGCAGAGGGTACAAGTTGGTTAGCTTATAGAGCAGGTACTAGATACAACCCTAATGGTTTTAATGACACACCTAGTGGAGATAACAGGACTGGTCCACAACCAGTTACTACTGCACCAGGAAACCTAATTGGAGATGATATTTTAGATATTAAACAGATATCTTCTTCTTATAACTTATTAGATGGTTGGAATCCTGGACAACAGTTTGAAGATAGAATAGCTATGTATGAAGATATAGCACCATTCTTTTTTGAATCTGTTGTAGATGAACAAGGTAATGTTGAGTATCCAGGAATGTCATTACTCTTTGATTCTGTGGTAAGTGGTGTACCTATTGACCAATCAGACCCTAGACTTATTGCACTGAAAGCCCCATACACAACAGAAAAGATAGATTATTTAAACGCTTTAGGAAAATCAGGTTATACAATATCAGGCAAACCGAATCAAAAGTTATTAGCTTTGAGGGTTACACGAGCAGGACAACTAGACAGTGCATTAGCTAGTCTAGGTTTGAATCCTAATAAATATAAAGTTGATAATTCAGATACTTATGAGGGGTTATTGAATATAGCTGTACAGGGAGATATATCTGCAGGGTTACTAAAAAACTTTATTGGTTATGTTGAGAACCTAGATGGCTATGCAATTAGTTCAGAAGATACTTTAAGTCCTTTGTTTACAAGTGTTGCAGATAAATTAAGTGCTGATAGTTCAGGATTAGATTTATCAGATTACATCTTTAATAATAAAGCACAAGCAAAAGGTATAGAGATTCTTGGCGTAGGAACATACAATGGACTTTCTGAAAGTGAAAAGAAAACTATAGCTACTTTGTATGCAACAGAAGGTGAAGAATCTGTAAAAGAATATCTACAAAATGTATTTGACAATACTCCTTACTTTGAAAAGTATGCAGGTAAAGGTCTTAACTATGGAAAGATAGTTGGTCCATATCTAAAACTTTACGCATCTATATACGGAGATAATCCTGATGAAACTAGCACAGAGTTCTTAGAAGAACTAGGTACTGGATTTCAAGAAGCTGGTAAAAACTTTAGACAAAAAGCATACAACAGTAACAATAAATTCTTTGCTTACAACCTAGCAAGTGAGATGAACAAGTCTCTAGGTGGAGCAGTAGTTAGGAGCATATAATGGCACAAGTAACAGTTTTTACAAAAGATGGTAGATTTAGTACAACAGCTAATGATGAAGCTAGAGCAGGAGAAAAAAGGTCAGAGCTAGAAAGATTGCTTGCAGGAGACATTCCAGGACGTGAAGGTTACGCAGGTGGAACTTTAACTGCACCATCTAGTATAAGCTCAGGTGGTGGAGAAATTGCAGCTTCGACTCCTATTAAAGAAGAAGACTTATCTCCTTATAGCAGAGAACAAGCCAAAGTATTATTGCCATACATAACAAAGTTAGACCCTGTACGTGGAGAGAAACTAATAGATTCCTACACACAAGGTTTCATTGATACAGGTAAAGCAGATTTTGCTTTAGCAAATATGCGTTCAACAGTAGAATACAGCGAAATGTTTGAAGGTATAAAAAGACCTGATGGAAGTCTTAGAATGACAGAAGCACAGTACTTACAAAATAAAGAAGCTGTTGCTATTCACTTACAGGAATATAACTTAGGTGGATATGCAAAAGAAAACTTAGATGTAATATTTCCTAAATTATTAGCTAACAATGTTAGTCCTGATGAATTAAGAAATAGAGTTAAAGCAGTATCAGATACTATAACTTCATTACCTGAAGAACAAAAAGCACAAGTTCTTGGACAATACTCACAGTATTACTCTGATGAGTTAGGTGAAACTGTAGACATGAGTGAATCAGCTTTAGTAGCTATAGCTATAGACCCTGAAGTTAATGCTCAAATACTTTCTAAAAGATTAAATGTATCACAGATAAGTGCAACATTTGAAAGAGTAACTGGAGAAGATATAGATTACAATGCAGTACAAAGACTTGTTAGTGGAGGTATTACTGCACAAAGAGCAGCTAGTGAGTTTGAAACAGCTACTGCTAGAGCTATGACTGCTTCAAGATTAGCTAGAAGATTTGGTAGAGCTAAGACTGAATACACAGCATTAGAGTTTGCAGAGATGGGTGCAGCACCTGATACACAATTTGCAGAGCAAGTATCTACATTAGCAGCACAAGCAGAGTCTGAAAGTGCTGTACAAGTAGGTGCAAAGAAAACTCAACAAGGTGCAGTTACAGGCTTGACAGAAGCATAAATCTGCTATACTAAATGTAGTGCCTGGCAGGAATCGGCACTTAAAAAATAGGGCTGCATTTCGATAGCACTACCAAGGTGTGTTGTCTGTATTTTTAAAACCTTGTGAAATCCCTTTAATTACCTAGCGATTATGTTATGGGATTATTTATATGCTAGAGAAAAGATGGAGATAAAAATGGAAGATATAAACAATTTAGACCAAGCAGCTACAGAACAAGCTGAAGATTCTAATGATAATATAAAGCAACTTAGGGATGAGTTTAAAAAACTCAAAGCTGAGAACAAAGCATTCAAGGCTCAGGCTATGGGTAGCGCTTTAGAGTCATTAGGACTAGAACCTGAAAAAGGTATTGGTAAAGCTGTAACTAAATTATATGAGGGCGAGATGGATGTAACATCTATCAAAGACTTTATACAAAATGAGTTTGGTGATGCTATTAATGCTGAACCAGCAGCAGTACCTCAACAAGCAGGTAATGTAGTAGAAGCTCAATCGCGTGTAGAGCAGCTAAATAAACTTGGTGTAAATGCTGAGCCTACAGACGTAGGTCAAGAATTTGTAAATTTTGTTAGAAATCCAAATACAAAACCAGGAGATTCTATCAATGCAAAATTGCGTATGATGGAGACTCTTAAACAACAAGATAAAAAATAATTTATAGGAGAAGATAAAAATGGCAGCAATATCGTTAACAAACAGTACGATTTATGCACAAAATATTAATAACTTCGCTGGTGAATTGTTCAAAGTCGGTGGTCAAAGAACACCTTTATTATCCGCAGCTGGTGGATTAAACGGTGGTAAGACATTAAACTCTACATTTTGGCAAGTCCAAGTAGAAGATAATGCTACCGTTTCATCTGAACCTGACAAAGGAAAAGAGGGTGATGCACCTACAGAATACCTTGGAAGAGATAGAGCAGCATATACTTATGTAACTCAAATTTTCCATAAAGGTGTACAAATGACCTATACCGCTTTGGCATCTACCCAAAATCAAAACCCAT